CCCCAGGGCGTATGCCAATAACAACGCAAAGTGCTGTGGCTGGGCCTTTTCAAAATTAAACGATCCAACGGCCAGGCCGCCCAGATCGTATATGGTATCCGGCTCTTCCTTGCCCGTGAGCTCCTCGGCATTACTTTCCCTCCTGGGCTCCAGATTAATCACGTCACTCATGGCCACTAACAAGGACGTGTCGAGTGTCTGCTCTTTGTTGATGGCCGTTTCTTTATTGTTGGCTGAAACCGCCAACAGGTTATGTGTTGCTCTCCAGGATCTCATAGCTGACTCCTTTCAGTCGCAGGGTTCAAGGTTCAAGGTTCAAAGGTTCAGCGGTTTCTGCTCTTTGGCTTCTGACCTCCGATTTCTGACTTCCGATCTTTGATTTCCGATTTCTGATCTCCGATCTCTGATTTCCGATCTTTGACTTCCGACTTCTGATCTCTGACTTCTATTGGTTTAATTTCATCAAACTTTTTTGACTCATCCGGCGGCACTTCCCCATAGACCTTGCCGCGCACAAACTTCCGCCCGGCAAATGCCCCGTCCACCACGTCAAAATTTTCAATCCCTTTTTTGAGTTTATATTGGGTCATGGTCTTTCTTCCTCCTTGACGTATTGAAACTTGATCACCTTTCTCTGGAGACCCTCTTCTTCATTGCCGAAAAGCTCACTTCCCGCCTCTGTCGGATCGGATACGGCCTCCTGCATCCCGGTAATATCCAGTAGGTTTTCGTCCAGCGATGCATGAATATCATCGGCGATCTCCAGGACGCCCTTTTTTCCAGAGGCCGCGTCACCCATAACGGCCGCCTCTGACTTATGAAGCTGGACAAAGACACTGATCGCGACATTGAGTATGTACTCCATCATACCGCCCGCAAGCTCCCTGCGGATAATGGCGCCGTCCTTGATCCCCACACAGGGCGGTCGCACCTGGTTCGGTATATAATTCTCATGGGGCGTGATATAGATGTCGCTGTCCCGGATGTAGGTCAGGTCCGTTTTGAGTTGCGTCTGTATTGCTGTAAGCAGTGCTTTCATGATGTTATCCGTTCAGGGTTCAAGGTTCAGGGTTCAAGGTTAATAATTGTCAAGGGAACCGGTCGTCGAGTCCGACGCCCTTCCCCGTGAAAACACCCGATCCGATTTCACCGTTGTGGCCTCGGGTCCCGAGTCATCATCCGCGGACGGCCCGTCGCCTCCCAGGGAGGCAATCCCCCTGGATACATCTTTCAGAAACGATATAGCATCGTCATAGCGTTCTTTGCGATCCTCGGGCGCGCCCCTGCGCCGGGCATAAAGATTGTAAATTGCTATATCAACGGACATCTTCCGGATCATGACCGGGACCGTTGAAAACGGCACATCATATTTTGTGCCGCAATAGCTGTCGATCTCCGCGTCCGCGTCCGCGATGGCACGCGTAATCTTGCCCTCGTCAACGATGCCCGCATCCTCGTCATCCGTCAACTGGATAAGGACGTCTTCCTCTAATTGTTCCAGGATATCTGTTTTTGTAGAATAAGCCATTGTTCGCTACGCTCTCTGGATTGCCTATTTTCGATTGACTATTGACTATTGGATGAACGCTTTGCTTTCTTCTTTTCAGTAGCTTTCTGATTTTTGGTCTCTTTCAATACCACGGCCTCAAAATCATTTTTTTTGTCCAGAAGCAGATCTTTACCCACCTCATCCGGGTATTCTTCGACCGTATCTTTTGCGTGTATACGCACTTCTCTGTCTACACCCACGTTAATGGCCGATGATGGCCCCAAATATCTAACCTTCATCTCTTCCTCCGTTCCGAGTTCCCTGTTCAGGGTTCAACGTTGAACCTTGAACCCTGAACTTTGAACCTCTTTACGTAGCGTATGTATCGTTCCACAGATACCCGCAGTCCGCGCTGATCTGCACGATATCCGTCTCCTCGGCCACCTCGTACACGTCCTGGTGTTCCGCTTTCTCCCGCCATGTGGAAATGCGCCTCGGACCGCCGTTTTCATATGCGATGCGGACCTGCAGACCGGCGGTGGGCACCTTGATCCCGATCTTTTTGGGTCTGTAGAAAAGAAAACCCATCCCCTTGCCCGCGTTGATTTCCCAGATATTGGCCGCGGTGAAGTCATCCCCGGCAGCCGTTTCCTCGGCACTGCTCTTGATCGCCTTGCCCACTAACACCTCATCCAGCTCCAAAATCGCAGCCAGCAGATCCACACCAAACACGCCCCGCTGGGTGTACTTGATCTTCTGGAGTATATCGTCCAGTTCCTTGAGACTCAGATAGGTGGCGTAGTCGATAAGTAGACAGTTGGCAATCACACCGCATTCCTTGATCTTTTTCCTTCCCGTGGTGATGTCCGCGAGAAAGGTATTGCCGCTCGATGCCGCCCAGAGCCCCGCAGCATCTTCTCCGCCCGAGTTGCCATCCGCCCAGGTTCCGCTAGTAATGAGTTCTGCTATGCGGATCTCCTTTTTCAGATCCACTTTGTCTGTGGCGAACTCAATTGCATCCTGATCAAGGTTGAGCACGGGTGCGCCCTGGGATTTTGCGAACCTCCGGTCTTCATCTGTCACTTCCTTGGCAAATGCATATTCGTCCGTGGATACGGAAACCGTGGTGAGCGGATATCCGCCCCGCCTGGCCCTGGTGCCCGCGGCCCGGATCCCGGCCTCATCCCGGAACCAGGCGCCTTTCTGGTATTTAGTGATCTTTGCCTTGGGATCGGCCCCGTCAAGTATGGGGAAAACCCGATCCGCGATATAATCCGAATTGCGATATGCAACGGATACGCCTTGCAGCGGCCCCGCTATTATTTCACTCTTTACGTCTGGTTGAGCCATTTTAATTTCCTCCCGTTAATATTAAATTCCTATTTTCTGATTGGAGTTTATTCCGGTATTCCCGGAAATCTCTGACTTCCGATCTCTGACTTCTGACTTCTGGTTTTAATGTACTACCGTTCCCAGGCTGTACACGTCGTATGTCGCGGCAGCCGTCATGATCAAGAGAAACCGCTTGGTGTTATTCTGCGCAACGGTCATGGTCCCCTTGGCCGTACCGTCGGTCCCTGCGGCCACCGTGATGGTATAGGCACCGCCTGCTGAATTCTTGATCGTGAATTCAACGGCGTTTCCGACCCCTACCTGGTTTAATGCAGCCGCCATGAGTGTGGCGGTGGGCAGGGTATAGGTGGCCGCCGCCGTGGGAGTCCCGTCGATAAAGCCCCCTAGGACCTCAGCCGCCGTGATGGTGGCCGTGGCGGTCTCCGCATTGACGGTCATCTGCTTCACCATCCCGCCCTTGGTCCGGGGAAAAGGTCCGATGAGAATAACCGAGCATAGATCGTCTTCGGCGCCAGAGGCTTCCTCGACTATACCTCTTGCTGTATCCCACCATGTGCCCGCGTCTTCACCCTTGCCTGCGTCGGCGGCGCCCACATATTCGGGCTTAACAAACGTTCCTCTGGCGAGAGCCGCGTTTGCTACTAACTTTGATTTTCCCAGCATCATTACGTTCGCCGCCTCGCCGCTTTCAGGCGCGTTCTGCAGGATGCCGATGGCCACTTCGTCCTCTGCGTTCGGTAATCGTATGCCGGTAGTACCAAGTATGACAAAATGATATTGGTAGTCGGATAAATCCTCTTCGGCCACGAATGGTTCCGGCCATATTGCCTGTTCTGTCGCCATGTCTTTTTTCCTCCGTATGTTTAAGGGTTCCGGCTTCTACGTTCGAACCATAATCCCTCTTAGTGTTTGATTTCCTGATGATACTCCGTTGCCAGGGCGGGGTTCTCCTGCTGAACGGCATTAAAGGCGTCTGTATACGACAGGTCTTTGTCCTCTCCCCGTTTTTTCTGGATAAGCTGGGATAGCCTCTCACCCGCAGATCCGCCGCCCACGTCCGTATCCCGCGTGGCGATCTCTTTAAACTCGATCAACTTCGGCATCTCGGTCTCAAAAAGCCCCTTGAGCCGGTCGTAATAAGACGCCTTTTCCTTGGTCTCGCCGAATTCAATCACGTCCTCGTTGGCGGCCAGAAATGAAAGTATCTCTGGAAGCCCGTATTTGACCCAGGCTGGCACAAGGGTACCCTTTACGACTGATTCATCGCACCAGGTGGAGATCTCCTTCTGACGTGCCTCCTGGCGCTCCTGGCGGCCTTTTTCGGCAAATTCCGCCTCCACTTTTTTCCTTTCTGCGGCCCTGGCATCATCCGCGGCCTTTTTCCGGGCGGCCTCGATATCGGCCTCGCTAAAGGTTCCCCCTTCCATACCTGCGGGCAGACTGTCCGGGATCGCGTCATCCGGGACCTTGGTCATGTCCACCCCCATAGAACTCAGCATGTTTTTGATCTTCTCTTTGAATTGCATTTTACCCTCCTTGTTATTGACTTTGGCCCTGTCATCAATACCGCTTTTGGCGGCACTGAACGCCGGAACCACGTCGGTTTGAGTTTTCTGTTCATTGGCCTTCTCCCTGATATATTCCACATCCCAGTCCGGGATGATTGCATCCGCCGTGTCCATTCCCTCTTTTTCAATGAGCCAGTCCCGCAACCGTCTGAAAAGACCGGCGATCACCCCTGTGTTCGTGTCATAAAAATCAAACGTGACAGCCTCATCCGGATCTTTAAATTTAAGATCGGCCAGGCCCTTTACCGCAGGCGGCGCGGCTCCCAGGAACCCCACATGCCTGAGTCTCCCGTCCGGATAAAAACTGGCCGAGCGTTTTTTATATTGCCCCTGTTTCACCAATTCCTCAAATTCCGGGACTACCTGTCTGAACTTTGCCATAAGAATCTTGATCCCATCTTTCACCGTCTCCTTGAGCCCTTCCACCCAGCCGAAGGCCGGGGAATTATCCTCGGGATGGCCCACGGTCAAAGGAGGCTCATGTTCATCAATATTGAAACTGGCCAGGGCCTTATCAATCACCTTATTCCCGTCATGCTCATTACCCCGGCTGTCAACCTGTTTTCCACCCCTGAATATCTCGATCCACTCGTCGAATCCCTTGAATTTCATATCTTTATTCCCCCATTGTTTTTGACAAATCTTATAGCGTTGATCCTTGTCTGGAAACTCTCGGGACATTATCCCATCTGCCATGCAGCGCTCGATAAAATTATCTTTATTCTCGGTCCCTCTGGGTTTTGGCAGTGGCATTATTTCCCTTTTTGGATTGAATATTCAATTCTTATATCTTTCCCCGAACGATATAATCATTAAGCGCCGCCTTCATCTCCGCCCAGTCCTCATCCTGCACCATCATGTAAGGGCGTGCCGGGATAGTGACCTTTCTGCCACGACCGGCCTTGCCCCCAAAGTGATGGATGGCCGCGTATACCTTGTTCGCCGATATCACGACCTTATCGCTGAACGGCTTATAATTAATCGAACCCATCAGGCCGCCCGCCATTCCCTGTTCTCTCAGGATAGCGGTACCCTTCTTTGCCTTCAGGGTTTCCGGAGATAAAGCCTTCCATTTTGTAGGCCTGCCACCCTTCTCAAAGTTTCGGACAATAGACGTCCTTGCGATCGCGCCTATAATCTTCATAGCAGGTGCAGGATCACCCATCCGTTTTAAGATGCGGCCCAGCATCTTCTGCACTTCCCGATCATCGGTTTTTACGCTTACCGCTACTCCGCCCATGACTTCTGATCTCTGACTTCTGATCTCTGACTTCTGTCTCTTTCAGCCCCTAAATCCTTCTTTTCCCGGGTTGTAATCCCACCCGGGATCGATCCCCTTCGGTATCTTGTGGATCTCGCCCGTTGCCTTATCCACCCATTCATATTTCGTGATCTTCGGCGCCCTGGTTTGAATGGGATGCGCCCCCCCGGTCTCTTCTTTTTTCAGTCGCTCTACCTCACGGGCGGAGTGGCTGACCACCCCGCATTTACATCCCCAGCCGTTCGGCGGGTAATGGGTATCCCACCAGGGATCGTCCGCAGGCAATACCAGATTATACCACTGCATATGTTCCGGTCTCGGCTCTGCCGAACTCGAACCCACATACCTCAGTAGCGGCCTGACCTTGAGCACGTCAGGATCCATCATCTGCGCGTAGTGACCGACCGAATAGGCCACGCTCAAATTGGTATTGAAAATTACCGCTGTTCTCCAGGCCTTACCACCCTTATAGACCCATCCATGCTTTTGAACGATATCATCGAATCCTTTTCGGAATTCGGCCAGGGTCGTTCCTTCGGAAATACCCTTGTCCACGGCCTCGCGCAGATCTTCAATCAATTCGGACTTCATGGCCCCGGCCACCGAAAACGCACGGGCATGCATGGCCTTCCACAGGTCCTTCCAGGTGGCCGTGGGCACGTTGAGCTTTTTCCGGAAAAACTCGATGGCCTCATCAAAGGGCAGGCTCATATATTCAGCGCTCGATAACATCGAACCTCCCGGCCAGTTCAGCCACCGTAAAGGCCTTCTGCATCAGATCCCCTAATGTTGATTCATCCATGTCCTTGTAAAGATCCAACAGGCCGTCCCGGAATTCTCCCAGGGAGTTCACTGA